CGTGAACACGACGGTGTTGGTTCCCGCGGGGCTTGTCCCCGTCTTGATGGTATCGCTCAGATTTTCTCCCCACCTCACGCCCCCGGTATTAACCGTAGAGTCAAACGGGTAGAAAGGCGACTGGAGAATGACCTTCTTGTTGCCTGCGTTGAGACCACAGGCGAGCTTGATTGTTTTGCTTTCGGGGGTCTCCGTGGTAAACGTCCAAGCGTAATCCAAGCCATCTTGCTTGAAGGGGTCGTTGCCGCCGACTTCGGTTGATGGCGTGGCGTAAGAGGCGAACCCTGTTCTTAACTTCAGGGCACCCGTCTTGGCGTTCAACAGGAAGTTCTTCATATCCGCAAGCCCGCCCAGGGGAGTGTTGCCCCTTGAGGGTCTTGTGATAAGCCCTAGCCACCTCCCTATCCTTACCTCGCCGTCTGAGACTCTTGCGCTAGGCTGAAGGTATTGTATTGGTATCTGTTCTCTGGTCTGTTTTTCCCCGAGTCTTTTCCCGACGGTCGGTGCGCTGACGGTCTGTGTCTGTCGGACACCCGGTACACCCGCCGAGGGGGTGTCGTCATCTCTCGTATCGCGACTTGGTGTCCCCTCCTCGGGGAGGCTTGGGTCCGGGACTGACGGGAGAGAACCCGCATTGGCAGAGTCTTCGCCGCTCAGTATATCTCTTCGGCTCGCCATGATTACCCGAGTAGTTGAAGTTTGACGGTGTTCTCAGCCGATGGGTTCTCCATGGCGAAGATTCTAAACGCCTCTTTCAGCACCTCTTCCCAATACTGACTTGGGATTGTAATATCGCCCGCGCCCCCGGCATCCAACGCGGCTAAAGTTGTGTGCTTCTTGATGTACGTCAAGCGGATGGCCGAGGTGGCCGTCCCGCCGAGTAAGAAAAATGCGTTAGCGTTGATATAGTATTTGTCAATCCCCGACGAGGCTGTCGTGGAGAGGTAGATGTTATTGCCTATCTGCGCCTCTTCCTTCAGGTCATTCAGAACGGGGTAGACGATCTTCTCGTCGGTCGTGTTGTAGGCACTCTTGATAGCCAACACATCACCCGTCCATGAGGACAGGGCAAGGGTTGAGCCTACGAGAGACTGTGCCTCGGTGTTAAGGTATTGCCTGAGAGCGTCGTCATTACCGGCTGCAATCCACTTCAACTGGAGACTTCTGCAAGCCTTGTTCAGAAGCGTGTCCCGATAAGCCGAGGTGTGCTGATCGCCACTCACGCCTGCGGTGGCTACAGCATCTTCGAGCGTCCTTGAAAGCTCTACGCTCAGAGCATCGTACAGTGGAGATGCCATGGGTTATATGTCCTGGTATTCAACCGCGTAATTGATGGTTTTCGCCCTCTGCCATGAGCCGAGTGATCTTGATTTCTCCGCCATGTACTTTCCTTCATACAGAGGGACAAGGTCTAGTCTTCCCACCGCGGGGGCACATTCCTTCATCGCAAAGTAGAACAGAGCCTCATCCAATATCTGCGGGGTCTCGGGGTTCTGGGACTGAGCAATCTGTGTCGTCGGTACACCGTAGTAGTGCATCGTGTATGTCCCATCCGAGGGTGTGGGGAAGAAGGTTATCGACCCGCCCCACCGCTTGTAAAACGTCGGCTCCTGTCCCGCCGTGAAGTAGGTTCTCGTCAGTTGGTCATACACCTCAATGTCTACCTCAACGGGCTGGACATACTGCCCCGAAGGTAAGACAATCTGCTTGATGCGGTAAAAACCAGTGGGTTCGGTGATGACACCGCTTGTCATCGTGAGAGTCGCATCGCTTTTTTCAATGCACAAAAACTCCTGCGCCAAATGTTCTTGAGCGCGTTGGAGTTTGTCGTAGATGAACTTCTCCGGTACGAGTTTCAGAATTTCAGAGAGTTTCTTCTGATCGAAGGTCGCGAGTGTCACCTGAACCTGCGAAATAAGAAGACCCGTTCTGTCTGTTACGGTCCCGGCGGGAGTCCCCGTATAAGATCCGCCATCAGGCATGATAAGCCTCGTTGTTAGTCAAGATTTGTCCCCGCGATATAGATGTAGGGGAAAAGCGTGGTCGTGGTGGACTTCACTACCGTAATGGTCGCAGGCCAGCCGTCACCAGCACTCAGCTTCTCGGAGGCATACCCGATGATGGGCGCGGAGGAGTTCTGTGAGGCGAGGATGGCCGATGTCGCGTTATTGTTCGATAAGTCCGGTGAGCGGAACTGCTGGCCACAGCTATTGTCGTTGTATGTCGTGAAGGCTACATAGTAGAACCCCGGGGCAAGCGTAGCCGCCTCCTGGAAGGACCCTACACCGCCCGTGCCATTGCCGGGCCACCCGATAGCATCGGTGGAATCCACTATCGCCAGAGAGGAGTTGTATATCGCGATACCGAACGTCCTTATCGCGCAGGAACCCGTAAGACTACCCGTAGCGATAGAAGCCTCCCCGAGGGTGATGGGCTTATCCACATACCACGCGAAGAACGTAATGCTGTCATTCATCCCCGTCCCGAAGGATGAGGTCGCGATGCCGAGGGGGTGCGCGGGGACGATTGCGTGGTTGTATGTCGGGGAAGTGGGAGCGGCTGCTCCCTGCAACTGAAACTGCGTCCCGTCATAGACGAGGATAGTCACTTCGCCCGCGTCTATGTCCCCGTCATCAAGTGCCGTTGAACCGTTTTTGGTGATAGCCTTCGCGCCTAGTCCATTGACGTTGATCGTCGCCGCACCCGTATTCACAGTCGCAGCCTTAAACTTGACAGTCATTCCCGCGTAGTAGGCGGGTTCGTCAAAATTCGGCAGAGAGATGACGTAGGTATCCGAGGCTTGAGCATCGGCCCCGTATTGGTGGAACCCATAGTTCATGAACCTTCCGCCGATAGGGACATTGCCCGAGTCAGAGCCCATCCATACCATGAGGGAGTCCCTGTCAAGGGCCGGTTCACCAGTAGCAAGAGCCGGACGATCCGCGGCGTTCCCCCGTCTGACCTGGATAGTTACCTGAGCCTCGACCGTGAGGGCAAGGCATAGCATCGCTAGGAAGAGTTTTTTCATAGTTTTCATTTGAGACTAGGGGCGAGTTTCCCCGCCCCCAATCTTCACTTAGCGTACCGTTGGAACGAGGAAAAGATAGAGCCTGAGAATGTTCGTTCCCCCGTCGTCTCCCGCGGCTGTGCCTGCGAGAAAATCGACGTAGAACTGGATTTCATCAAACCCGACCAGTGTGGAAAGCGCGAGTGACCCTGCGGTTCGCTCTAACAGAGCCAACGGCCCTGCGGCTGTTACCACTCCTGCTCCAGCCGTTCCGAGCGTGTCAGCCATAGTAGTAAATGCCGTGACCGCGCCCGTAGTGCTGTTTCTAAGCCTGTAGTACACAAGAACGACGGTAGAGTCGGTTCCTGTGCCGAACAGCTTCAGGTCGGAGGCACCGGCGATGCTCATGAAATTGAGCGTATCGCTGGCGGTCGTTGCCGTCGCTGTCCCGTGGTAGTAGATCAACTGCGCTTCGTTGAAGCGTTGCTGATAACTGCCCGAAAACACCTGTGCATCGGCAGTCACCGCAAGCCCTACGACGAGCAGTAGTGAGATAAGAAAATTCTTCATGATGTTACTTCCTTGTGGATTCGTTTTGTGTGAATAACAACCCCGCGTTCGTTCTTGAACTCCCTGCCACACTTACCACAGATGGTCGGTCCTGATTGGACCTTCACAAAATCATCCGGGTGTCTGTCCAAGAGTCTTTGAACATACTCATCGGGGATCTCAGCCTCGGGTGAGAACTGGGCGGTATATTCGATACTGCCCAGTTTCTCATCCCCGAAGTTGACCATGATCCGAGTCCCTTTGACATATTTCATCAGTTGCATATCGCTTCCTTTGGTCATTGGTCATTCAGTCGGCTACGACCATGTCGATTACGACCATGTGGTCGGGCCGTTGGAGATCGGTGAAGGCGAATACAGGTTGACCTGCGCCGAGGACTGATTGACGAAGGTTGTACCCGTTCCGTCGTCAACTTCCCAATCCGCACGTCGATCACCGTAGACATATCCACCGCCGAAGCCTTGGATGTTCCCGTAGTCGTCTTCTTTCCGACGGGCCATGTAGGATTCTTTCGCAAAGCCTCTTGCAACGGCGTTGGCACCGATCAGCAAGGGTATGCTGATTTGAGCCGCCGTGATACCCGAGGGAAGCGAAGTCTCAGCCGAAAGCGTGATAGACCTTGTGGTGACGGTCTGTGCGTCGTAGTTGAAGGCTGAGGTGATCTTGTTGGAGGTCATGATCTCGATTCCACCCCAACGTCCGAGTGAACCCGTGAACATTCTGTTCTCATCACCACGGACATCGGCCTGCATCAAGCCATCCACGAAGGATGAGTCTCTGCGGGCGTGATACCAGTCCGTGGGACTGACGATGAGAATGTGCTTCCCGCCGTTGATCGGTGCGATGTTATTGGACATTGCCCATGAAGCGAGCATGTCGATAACCTCTGAACCGAGCTTGTCGTTGACCGTAATACCTGTGAAGGCTGAACGGTCCTTACCGTAGATGCGGTTGATCTGCGTCACTGGGCAGATGGTCGTGTCGTATGAACGGATACAGTTCGGGGACCAGCCCGAGTAAAGCGCGTAGAACGCACCATCGTCAAGGGCTTTGGCCAGTGAGGATGAGAGCATACCCGTTGCGGTCTTGTACAGATTGAACGCCGAACGCTGAACGGTTTCAAAGGCGTTGTCGATGACAACAGCCTGCCGCTGATGAGCGACCTTCACCTGAAGGGAGTGCATCGTGAGGGTGTCTTCGTTGTCAACCAACTGACCCACGCTAACGACTCCTGCGTTGTGGGAAGCCGTCACTCCGGGACCGCCGAAGTAAAGACCCCTTGCCAAGCCGACGGTGATGTTGTCGCCCTGGGATTTCTTGAGATCGGTCTTCTCGACAATCGGGAAGTTGGAGACGTCTCCCGAGAGTCCGCCTTCGCCGCCCTTGTCTTTTCCGATCATGTTCTTGAAGAATGATTTGTTCTGCACCTCTTCGTGCAGGGTAGTATTCCACGCCTTCCGAACGAGATCAAAGGCCGTGGACGGACTCGACCAAGTGGTGGTCGATGCCGCTGAATAGGAAAGTGCCATGAGAGTGTTGCCTTATGTTATACAGTTTGTGTTTGAAGGGCTTTGGTGACAACAGCCTCTCCGTATCGCTTGGAGGTCGCCCTGAGACCGTACTTGCCGATACTCTGAATGATCTCCGTCGCGTTAGCTTCGGTTTTGGCTGATGTGCCCTGTGGTGTCTTTTTTGTTGCATCCTGCATCTTACCGGCGAGTTCCTTGCGGACCTTCGCCTCGACGCTGGACTGCATGTTGTCCCAGTTGCGGAGCTTATACGCCGCCTCGTAGGGGTTCATTCTCGGGCCGTTCTGGTTTGCCCACTGCAGGAGTTCGTCAGGGTTTTCTACGTCCGTGAATTTTCCCTTGAACTCTCTCCGATGATTATCAAGACGAGCGTTTTGTTCGACCTCTTGTTTCAGCGTGTTGAAGCGTTGATCCATGTTGCGCTGAATCCATGAGTCGTGGTCGTCCTGATACTTCTTCAGCCCCTCGGCGGTATAAATCTCATAATTGGCCGGGTTGGGCTGTGGGTCTCCCGCTTTCCCCTGGTTGGCGTATGCCTGTAGCATCCCTGGGTTGTCCATCACCTGCAAGGCTTGATTAACCAAGCCCGCAAACTGAGGATCCGCGTTCATCCGGTCGATGATGTTCTCGTAAGGCTTGACCTTACCGTTTCGCTCGGTGAACTCGCGCTGTAAATTTTTGTAGCCCTTTGCCAACGCCTCTTCAGATTCAAACGGTACGCCGAATCTGTCCTTGAATGTTTCTTCGGATTGGCCCTCGGGCTGGGCTTCCTGTTCTACTGGGGTCTCCCGTGGAGTTTCCCCCTCGTCCGTCCCTTCATCCGGTATAGATGGTGCATCTGTTGCGGCTTCCGGGTTCTCGTTGTTGACCATCTCTTCCGTGAGTTCAGCGAGATTTTCCGGTGTTACCTCTGGTTCTGCCATAGCTGTATTCCTTGGGTTATGGATTCCTGATGGATTGTCCTACCGCAGTTTGCGTTAGTTTCATTGGTTTTCTGTGTTCAGTATAGCCGAGCGGGGCGTTACTCCGTCGGGTTCGTAAAATACCTTCAAAAAGTATTCCTTCTCCCCCAAGAGCATCTTCAGGGGCATCTTCAGCGGGAAGGCACTTGATTCCACTTGGGCTACGATGTTCCCAAATCTGTCGATCAGTTGTATCATAGCATCGGCATCTGTGAGCCGCCTGAGTTCAACCCCCCGTTGTCCTGTGTCGGGCTTGAACCCCCGCCCTGTTTCTTTAGCTCTTCGGCTACGGCCTGTTGCATCAACTGTTGTTCGTAGTTCTCCATCTCCGCCATGACTTTTCGCTTATTCCTTATGTCTGAGTACTCAACCAACGTTTTGTTCGGTATGGGCACTCCCTGAGAGCGGAGGTTCATCAAGTCGAATAAGAGTCCCCTTCGAGTCGTCGGGTTCTGTGAGACATGATCTATCACCACGTCAAACCTTCCAGCGGTGATGTCGTTCAACCTCTGGTCGCCGTACTGTTTGTTGATCGTGACTACCTTTGCGCCGGATTGTAAGTCGATCATCTTCGCGGCTTCATCACCGGCCATGGCCTCGTCAAAGATGGGATTGATCGTCATGATCTGTTTCTTCAAAGCGTCGTACATATCCTGCACTTCTTCGGGTACGAAGTCTTTGGTGTAATCACCCAAGATCCTCACCTTGCGCTCACCCGTGTAATACTGCTGGATCAGTGAAACCGTCATCTGAGCTAAAGTCCGTCTCGTCTCAAGATAATTTTCGACTATCTCACCGATGATCGTTTCTGTCGGCATCTGTAGCGACTGAATCGCTATACCGCTTTTTACCCCCGGTGTGGTGTTGCCCAAAGAGGCGTCCGATAGACCTGAGATTTCCCTCGACTCATTCGATGACATACCATCCATCTGCGCGAGCGCGGGGAAGAGCGTCAAGTCGGGTCTAATCGGTTGTACCGAATCGTTGATTGAGCCGGTCGTGTTGACCTCGATAATCTGCCCCGTCCCGCCGACTTTCTTGGCGAACTCCGTTGGATTATCGAAGGCTCCCTTCTTGATGAAGTAATTTCCCTTGGCTATCACACCAAGGATGTGCGTCATCTGTGAACGTCTCTTGTTCTTCTCGTCCTGGATGTCCAGTAAGTCCTGCGCTGCGCCGCGAGTAACGCCGTCGTCGAAATACGGGAAGAAGGGTACGAGATCAAAGCGTCCGTGTTTGTTCTTTGAAATCTCGTTTTCCAACTCCACCGACCCGCAGACGGTCATCACCCTAACCTTGCGCATCTTCTTCTTGATAATCTCAATTTCAGGAGGAATGTCAGAGTCCTTCACCTCGAAATCTATTTCCTCAAGTTTCCCCGTCTCGGGATTCTTCAAGAACCTGACAGACTGCCACTCCCATCTCTGCTGACGGAGGATGAAGTATTCTTTCTCCTCGGCGTCCCAAAAATCCTGTTCCGTTACCGTAAAATCATAGTCCTCGCCGGCTACGGGAGTGTCCGTGGAAAATTGCTCCTTCTGCGCGATGATCTCAGAGTACTTATCGGGATAAGCCGCTTCAAGCTCTTCCTTGCTTACGGGGATTTTCTCGATGATCCCTATTCTGTCGAAGAGGTCATATCGATCACCCCGTCCGCACATATAGACCCTGCGTGGGTGAACAGAGCTAATGCTGATCTCACCCATCGGGTCGTTGTCGTCGTTCCACTCCAGTCTGATCCACCCACGACCGGCTATGACGCCGTTGCGGAACATGCGGGCTATCTGCCACTCCGCCTGGTTCTCCGGTAAGTCGTACACGTACTTCAACAAATCCGTTAAAATATCCGCCGTGATAGGATCGGCCAAGTCGTCTCTAGGAAAGACTTTCTCGTCTATCTTCGTCGTTCTCTGTGCGCCTGAAATCCTGTTGACGAACTTCCCGACAAACGGAAGGGACAAAGAAGGCTTACCCCCAAGCCCCGTCTTGATCGACTGCTCCCACTGTCCGAGTTCCCCGTCAACGCGGTTGTTCACGTATTGGAAACACTTCTTCCAGATTTTACGGTCAAGCTCCTCCGAACCCTCCGCTTTGCGGAAGGCTTCGAGGACTTTCATGGCGGGAGTCAGTTTGCCATCCAATGAATCACCTCTTCTTTTTCAAACTTGTAGTCGAAACCATAACTTTTCTTGTGGACTATCGGAGTGTCGTAGAGATACACACACCCATACCTGAGCGCATCGACCGCGTGATCGTTCTTCTTCACCGGTTTCTCGGGCGCGTCCTGCGTAGCCCCGGGTTTCAGATCCTTCCACTTGTACGTCCCTAATTCTGTTCTCAGATTCGTGCAGGAGGAAAAAACAACAAGAGAGCCGTTCACGAATTTTTCCTTCACCCGGTTGATGCCCGCACTTACGGAATTATTGGCCGGTTGGATAATCAAACCGTACTTGGCGAACTCATCGAAAACGTTGATCCCCGAGGCACCCGATCTTTGTTTCATCGCCGGGTCTCCGAGGTAAAACTGAACGGGCTGCGTACCCGTCTTCGCCCTGACTATCTCGGCTGTCTCTGATACAAGTCTCCCTGCCTGATAATGCTCGTCATAAACATAAGCCTTACCTTTGGGTGAGACCGCAAACCATAACACAGCCGTTGGGTTCCGATAGCCATAATCAAGTGCTACAAACCTGTACCATTCTTTCGGGATAGGGAAAGGCTTCACAACCTGCGGTGCTTCGTCCTTGAACTCATGGTACACCAGACCTGAAAATGTGTCGAAGGAACCGTAGACGTAGCGCTTGATCCATTCCTCGGGATAGTTCGTCAAAAGCGTCGGGACGTATTCCTCGGGTAAGTAAGGGTTCTCCTCCGAGGAAGCTGTTACGATAAAATGATCTTCCTTCTGCGCGATGAACGTCTTGATCGTCCCGAATCTTGTCGGGTGTTCCCACTCTCTTATCTTGTCGGCACCCGCGACGTAACGCTTCCACACCCAATCATGCCCTTCGGGGTTGGTTGTACCGATGCCAAAATGCTTCACGCCCTTTCTCCGGAGACGACCGTTCAAGGCTAAGTGCATTTCCTCGGAAATCTCCGTGATCTCATCGACCAAGTACCCACCGAGGTTCAAAGACTTCACCTTGTCCAACTCATCCAAGGCTCTGAAGATAATCTCAGTACCGTTGATCAGGATGAGAGAATTGTCCGCCTTGTTGTAGCTTTTGACGAGAGGAGACGAGCCGAACTCATGCTCCTTGTTGTCGCATATAACCGGGAAGGCTAAAATCTCCTTGCGTGTCGTGTCCCTCAACTCCGGATAGGTAGCTCTTCCTACTAAGATCAAGTTCTTGGGCCACATCAGGGCGTTTGTAATTACCTCGAAGGCACCCGCAATCGTTTTCCCGGAACCAAAGCCTCCACAAAATATCTTGAAGCGGTGCTGAGACTCATGGAAGGCTACCTGCTTCTCCATCGGTTCATAGGTGAACTCAACGTTCAAGTTTAGCCCCGCACTTAGGACATACATCCTTGGCGAAGAACGGGTTGAAGTGACACTTGGGACATCTTTCTTCCTCCAAATCCGTGTACGTCATCGACATCCACATATAGGGTCTGCCGTTAGGGTCGTGTTTCTCCCTGTACCTCGCACCATGTCGTCCATGAGGAGCCTTTTCGATATGGTCTGCATCTACGATTGACATCGTTTAGTCTCTGCGAATGGCGTATGAGGCCGAGTAAGTCGGTGTGGTCGTGCCCGCGGCGCTGACAACCGTATCGAAGTCAAGGTGAAAACGGATAAAGCGGGCCGTCAAGGCTATCGTGGAAAAGTTGATAGACTTCAAACCGTAGGTGTCGCTAAGGGTCACGAGTGAATCCGAGGCGGTCTTGGTCGTCCATGAATTGCCGTCGTCCGACAACTGGTAGGACACTAAAACCGTGGCCGAGTCCTTGGCCGAGAGATACAGATGCAGGGAAGTCCCCCTGAAAACCGGGATGGCCTGAGTCGTATCAAGGGTAGAGCCTGTGTAAGACCTGCCGTGGATCTCAGCGCCTAAGGCAAACACACCGTCACCATCGGGGTCTGTCACAAGACGCAGGAAGTCCGAGCGCTCACCCATACCCTCATTCGGTGATTGGACGATAAGCTCCTGCGCGCCTAAGAAAACGGGCAAACAGAGCAGGAATAAGAGTTTCTTCATTGTGCTTCTCCCAAGGGGTGCTTGAATCGTGTATAATTCCGTTTGAATAATCTGTAGAATTTCAGCCCGCAATCATTGAGTCGGCCCACCCTTCGGTAAGACCTCCACGGTAGACTGTGGTGATACTGAAGCGCCTTCGCCACCTTCTTTAACTGCTTTGCCTTTCTGCCGTTCATTACGCCTCCTCCGTAGAACCCACGTGCGATAGAAAACCCCCAAAGCTCCGCCTATAATGTCAGGGATCAAGTACGGAGGCCAGACCCAATAAATCATGATCCCCGTAAGCCTTCCGATCAAATCCATCCGAAACGAAGCAAAAGCAGACTTAAAAGGCCTTAAATACCTCTGGTGCTGTAGAAAAGAACTGTTGATATGCTCGAAAGCAAAAGATGTCCCGAAAATCACTAAGGAAATCACAAAGACTTCCCAATCCATTCAATTCAAAATCCTCGAATCCATACCGCTATAAACAATCTCCCAACGATCCCCAATCCTCTCCAAATACACTATCCTCATCATCCACATCCGAGGCATGTACAAAATCACAGTACTCGGGCGATCGCTCCTC